AGCAGACTGTGAGGCACCATAGCACCCTGTATAGGCTGCATAGGCATCATAGCACCTGTATTAGGGTCTTGCTGTGGTGGTATCTCCACCAAAGACAACGTACCATCTTCCTGCTTGACACCTTGGTCAAACAAGTACTTGCCATCCTTAGCCTTGTCTCCTGCAAAGATCTGCTTCTGCCCACTATTGGGATCAAACAGAACATATGCCGCAGACTCCATCAGCTGCTCAAACTCATCATCAAGAGCAACCTTCTCCTCACCATCCGGCATAGTGTAGTGGATGTAATCCACCTTGACCTTGCTGTATCGGTCAATGACTACATACCGCCTGTGATGGTTGTCGTACACTCGATCCCGAGTGCGACTCATATCATCTACTTTGGTAGAGACAAACTCCTCAATGTCGTCGTGCGTTGTGAGGGCTCGGCTCAGCGTATCTCTTGCATCTGGCCACATACTTAAAACTTGCTCACCCGTCATTAGGTGTTCTACAAGTACGTGGGCTGCATCTCTAAAGAACCGATCTCTACTATTAGGATCAGGCAATACCTTGAGCGTATCTACTGCGGTGATCCGAACATCACCCCGATTGTAATCACTCTCCGGATCTACGTAGGCCATCAGAAAGCCCCGACCCGTCATAAAGTAATCGTAGAGTGATTCCTTTAGATGTGAGTTACCATAGCTACCTTGCCACACATAGGACATTAGGTCGCTAATTGCACGAGCTGTCTTTACATCCGAGTCCTCCCTTGCCGTTGTCTGAAACGCAGGAGACCTACCCGTTAAGAGGCTAATGGACAACTCCATTGCAGGATAGATCACATTGATCGGCACAGCCGCCTGTCCCCGACTGGACAGCGTATCTATCTGCTCACTAGTAAACTGATACCCGTGGGCATAGTCCTTGTTCTCTGATGCCCTATCACCCCACTCGTCTTGTGCCTCTCGGTAATGACGATGTAGGGACAGGGTCATAGTGACCTCTTCCTCTTGGGAAGTGTCTTCAGAAAACTCAGTCTCGTCACTAGGGACAAACTCTTCGTGCGTGTTTGGATCAAATACTTTCTCCATTACTCAACCATCCAATCATAGGAGACCCGCCTTACGTTTGGCATATCCTCATTGTTACGATAGCCTTCTTCCTCATAAGGAGGGAACGCCCCCTTGACAGCGTAGAAGAACGCATCTAGTGTATCGTCGTGCTTTCCTCTCGGGAAGATCAAGACCTCGTCTATAAACTCAGAATGCCCTTTCTTGACATATACCTTCTTTCTTGCAAACATAGGCTGCATTCCCTCCAACCGCTGAACCTTGCCCTTGCGCGGTTGGTTCTTAATAGCAAGGCCCGGTATGTATACGCCCTCTAGTCTGGTCAGGTAATCCCTGAGCATCTCCTGATAGCCCACCGTTTCTATCTGCACCTTCATAGGTTTGTACTTGTTGTACCAAGACAGAATGCTGTCGGCTACATCCATAGGTTTGATTCTCTTCCGAAGGTAGTCTATAACATAGACATTCTTATCGGCATCCATACCTATGACCATAATGCAAGTGTAGTCCGCAGTAGCTCGAACACTACTAGCAGGATCAACACCCATAAAAACATTAACGGGGGTTTTCCTCTCGGTCGAGCTGTGGATGATGTAGCCATCGGATAAATCTCCTTCATAGTATTGCAGGTCTGTTTCCCTAAACAGCTGGTCACTATCGCCAATCACCTCACACTGATACTCCCTATAGAAAGCACTAACCCTACCAATCGACTCTAAGCTTTCCTTCTTCTCATAGAGCCACTCAAGGCTCCGCATCTCCGGCCATAGTGCATAGTCATTGCCATCAGCATCTCTGTTGATAGCCTTAAACGACATCGTCTTCCAGTCCGGCATTTGCTTCAAGGTGAACACAATACTGCGTTCCTTCTGCGGTGTACCAATGTTGACCACCTTGCAATCTCTACTACCTGCAGGGACAAGACCTTGCAATATCCACCGCAGGTTATCCTCCATACGCTCTACCGTCTTGGTGTTCTCCTCGTCCTCTGCATCATCCAGAATGATATAGTCTGGACGCATACCATCAATGTTCAACCCTCTCACCTGCTGCCCCATACCCCTACACACAATCATACTACCGTTAGCAAGTCGTATGATGTCTTCTCGCCAAGCCTTAGCATTGGCTGCTCCTTGGTAGCCAAACACCGCCTTTAGGTGTTCATTGTACTCAAGCTGATTCTTGATCGTTGTAAGGAGATTAACCGTATGGCTCCTGCTCTTGGATACCAATAAGATAAACTTAGGACTTGGCTTCCTCTTGTTATGGAGATCCTCGCAGAAGATCCTCCACAGTGGAAACAAGAGCGCACACAGCGTACTCTTTGCGTGACCTCGGGGTGCCAAGACATTAAGCTGCTTGACATTAGGATCCACCATTGCCCTAATGATGCTCCTGTGGAACTCTGGACTGTCCGTCTCAAACAGTTTGGGAAGACAAGCCTTGGCAAAGTACAGCGGGTCTTCCACACAGCGGCGCTGCACTTCTTGTTTTAGCATACTAGCTCAGGCTAAAATATCGCTTCATAAAGATATACTCTCCTGTCTCATCATCGGTAAACGAAGTAGATGACTCCCCTATACCGCCAAGTAGCTGATTAGCTACCGCAGCAAGTTCGACAACATTAGGATTAGACTTGCACTTGAAGGCTACTCGAAGACAAAGAAACAGACCCTCTGGATCAGTGCCCCAGAACTCCTCTACTTGAACTTCGTGCATACCTCTAGATAGAAGTGCTTTCCGCCTAGCTCATCCATTACTTGAGCAAAGGCTTCTCGGCTATTGGTTACTGCCCACAAGTTGTTTACGTAACCAAGGTTAACCCCGGGGGCTATACAGCCCGCAAGGTCATCCATTGTGTTACCCTTGTGTATCAGTATGTAACTTCTATCGGGTACATCTAATACCTCAATGGCTTCATAGCCACCTCGGTAGTACTTCCTTGGCTGACAGGGATACACTCCCTCCGGTATACAGCTGATCCTTGGCTCATTGTTTCTCCAAGGACGCTCAACCGTATACAGCGTATTACCACTTGGTAATATCAGAGACCCAAACGTCCCGTGAGGTGTGTAAGCAAATCTTTCGAGGGTGGCTCCAGCATCCATACCAATTTAGTCTTGGGCTCACCGTCAAGTCCTTCGACCTTTCGGGTGTATATCCCTTCAACAAGTATGCCTCGATACGACAACTGACCACCCTTAGTTACTCTGGTGTTGCTTAAATCAGTTTCGCCTTGTTCTCTATGTTCCATACATCTTTCCTTGTACGTTTGTTAAGAAGCTCTATCTCATCCGGTCCAACCACAATTACAGACCACCTCTCCACATCTATAGCAATTCGGCGTTGTCCTTGTGCTCCAGTAAACTCCTCCCTTACTATCGCTATGTCCTTGCTCTTCTTTACCCTCACTACGTCCCCGTACGATAACTTCGGTAGGTAGCTCTTTTCCCTGCTTCTCACAGATAAGACCTCCTATAAGGCTTGCATAGTTGATGATGTCCATTACTGCATCCTCCGCGCTCTCGTTATCCAACTTACCTACAACATCATAGTTGTTAAGGCGCTGAATCTTGTCCATAATACGAATGAGGATCCCCTTAATAGGTTTCACCCCAATGGCTTCAGACGTACGGAAATTGGCAAACGGATCATCACCCCTTGCATAGTCATTGCCCTTCTTTATGGCAATCTTATGGCAAGCCTCAAACAGCGTCTTCTGATACAGATAGAAGCTCTTCTTATCCATCAGACTTGGCCCTTGGTGTGCGTGGCTTGCGAGTAGCTTTTGGTTTTGGCGTTTCTTCCACAGCCTCTTCCTGCACTTCCTCTACCACATCCTCCTCAAGCGTACGCTGGTCATATATATCCATAGAAGACACTGTCTTGAGCCAGATATTATTAACCCCCACATCAATGATGCAAGGCCCCTTGATATGCACAGACTTGGCTTGGTAGGTGCCTTGTCCCGTAATAACATCAATCTGATCGGCAAGAGCGAACTTAATCTTCTTGCTCTTCATTGCGGGTATGTTCTTTAAGTCTTTCACTCTGTTTCGGTTTTAGTTCGTACTCAGTTTCATCGGCACCACCCAATAAGTGATCCCAACTTACGGTTGCCTCAATTTGTGTACTGGTCTTGTCTGGCTTCATATCAAGCATCTCCATAAACTTGGAGTTAGCCTTCTCGGCCACAGACAGCTGACCACTGTCCAATGCGTCACTTACTATACGCAAATGAGTCTTTATCACCGCATCCGGCGTTAACCCATTATCCGATAGTATCCGCACCAATTCATCCTTTACCATAGACTTGACAATATCTTGCTTCAGTAGCTTCTTAAACGTAGCCTTGGGGTTTTCTTGGTCTGGCCTATAAATCTTGCCCAACGTAGCCATCTGCTCATCCGTCAAACGACCACCACTCTCTACCATTAACCTTGCATACGCAGAAACTACCCTCTTGGTGCGCTCTGTTCTTGTTTCTTGCACTTGCCACCCCTCAGAAGCTGCCTTCTCACTAGCCGCTGTATACCTACCACTGTCCAAATAAGGCTTGGCCATAAGTTTTGCACGCCTAGTACTACGCACCCACTTCCTACAGTAGGGTAGTATGAGCATCTTTTCTTGCATCCACCCTCTATCATAAGGGCCATACACCTTAATAACCTCTGCTACATACCCGTCATCCGATATAACCAAGTCGCCCTTCTCTGCATTATATCCTACTTCCAAAATATCTCTATTTGGAAGAGAGTCTCCGGGCTCAAACACCTCGTAGACCTTAACCTTCTTACCTCTACCTCTCTTTATCTCTATCATATAAGAAATCCATCAGCCTGTACCCGAAAGAATATAGGCAATTATTCTACCGAAACAAGCGGTGTAGCAAAAACTACGTCTCCTATGGCCAGATTTACCTCCATCTGAAGGGGAATTGCGCCGCTTTTTGGTCAGCAAGTACCTATTTCTAGGCTCTTGTCTAGGATATTACCCCTAGATTGACACAGACGCACCCAAAGCAGCCCCTTGATATTGATTACTCAACTATTAGGCGACCCATTTGGTTGGGAGATGGCGCAATATACTACAGATTGAAGCAAAAGTTGCGAAGTGCACACCCCCAGAAAATTAAGCGACAATGGGAGTGGGGGATATAACCCACTACGGCGGACTGAAAAGGGGTTGCCGGGGGCAAACTTCGTTGAAAGTACTTATACATTACGTTACGTTACCACATCCGCCCTTGTAACCAGTGTGCCAAGACAATAGATCGCTGAGAAAAAGGATGATAGATAATAATAATACATCCCCCGCTCTAGGCCCAAAGATCCGGGGTCAATACCGACCTCGTAGGTGTGAATCCATACCTACCGCATCGTAAGGTTACGGGTTGCCTTGCGATGTGAACTAACTAAACCCTATGAGGACGACGTTATGTCTACCTTACTTGAAATCGCGCTCAAAGACAGCAGCTATGGTACCTTTGTACACCATAGTGACGGCAAGCGTAAGCTTGTTAATGTTAGTGAAGTACCTTCCATTTTGGAAAGCCCGCTTCCTGACGGTCAGTCTGTGCACAAGGTTAACTTGTTGCTGTCTTCCGAGATTGTCGACGCATATCTTGCTCTTGCCTCCAAGAAGTCCGGTCTCGAGACTTTCGATGCGGAGTGCATAAACATCGCGGTTGCCTTCTTGGCGCAAGATATGCACAAGATCGGCTTGCCTATGTATGGTGACCCTGTCCCGACCAAGTCGGACGGATGGAGTTGCCTGCTCGAGCAAAACGTCAAGAACGCTAATGCCGAGGTTGACTCTGCGATTAGTGCGTTCTTGGCTGCCGCCAAGTAGCTTCGCGCGGTTAGTTGAAAGACGGGGTCGAGTACCAGAAATGGTGCTCGGCCTTGTCTTTTGGCGTTTGCTTCGGACAGGTGCTTCGCGCACCTGCCGTATGTCTGCGCATAGCTCTGCTATGCTGTCGCAAACGCTTTGTGCTTGACTCAAGCTATGTGCTTGGCTTAAGCATCTTTCCACCCTATCACAACAACAAGCAACACTTCTGAGGTAGCGATGAGTATAGATATGAAGGTAGCCAAGCTTTTGCTTGTGCTTGTGAATGTAGTACTCTGTGTAATGAGTATGATGTATGCACTTGACACAAGCAATGGCTTAGTTACATTTGCTAGTGTGATCTTTGGCATCAATGCAATAGCAATCATTACGAGTAAGCATTACTTGTAGTAGTAGGGCTAGGGTCAAGACACTTGTCTTGGCTCTATGTCCTGCGCTACCACAACAACGTGCAGTAGGCCCAAAGATCTTGGCTCACAGAATTTTGAGCAGGTAAGAATCCCCACTCATTCTTATCTGCTTCCACTATCTCGCAGTGGCGGCTGCAATGGTAGGAAAGGCCATATAGATAGTGGCGGGAAGAGAGGTGCGCTATCTCTCTTCCTATCTTTATATGTCAGAGATGACATCTTAGTGCACAGTGTACCCGAGGTTTATCCCCTGCCTTGCGGGTATGCTGTGCACTTTTTATATACGCAACAACAGAGAATGACAAGCCTCTGTTATTGTGTTCACTTGTATGCTTGTCCACAAACGAGAACGCAATGAAGACATCCACACTTATCAGCAATCTACTAGAGGTTGCACTTTACTCTGAGAAGAAAGACCTTGAGTTTCTCGAGGTTGTAAACTGGTGCATAGTCAACAGCTTGCAAGACATTGAGGCTGATGACATTGCAGAGTATGAGTCCGAGTATCATTCACTACTAGCAAAGGAGGATTTCTATGCCGCTTAGTGCAGTACAACCAACACCTAAGAAGCTTCGCAGATTGAAGATGTTTTTGTATGGTGGGGCAGGTTGTGGCAAGACCACTGCCGCAATCAATATGCCTGCACCATACATCATCGACTCTGAACGAGGCACTGAGCATTATGCAGACACCATCATCAGTCAAGGTGGTGCTGTGCTCAACACTGTGGATCTTGCCAGAGTGACAACAGAAGTCAAGGCGTTGTCATCTGAGAAGCATCCATACAAGACACTTGTCATTGATCCCATCTCTGTTATTGAGTCTGCATATGTAGCATCATTGCAGAACAAGTACGGAGAAGGTGATATGCGAGTGTGGCTACATCGCAGCAATGCTTTGAAGCGCCTATACAATATGCTTGTACAACTAGATATGAATGTTGTTATCACAGCACACGGTAAGACCGAGTACGGTAACAATATGGCTAAGGTTGGTACAACATTCGATGGTTGGCGTAACTTCCCCTTTATGTTTGATCTCGTTATCGAGCTTCAGACAAACAGGTCGGGAGCACGCACTGCTTTTGTTGCCAAGTCTAGGTTATCTGGGCTTGAAGACAAGAGTACATTTGCGTGGTCTATTGATGAGCTGAAGAAGCAGCTACCAACAGTAGACTTTGATCTACCATCAGAACCAGTTGCATATGCTAGTGAGAAGCAAGTCGAATCACTACGCAGTGCAATCAAGACTATTGCAAGCAACAAGAATGCGCTTGTAATGACAGGGATTAGTGAACTGCTAACTACTAATCCAAACTTACTCGACCTTACGGAAGAGTATGTTACTCGCAAGTTGGCAGACATCAGCAACGTAACAAGAGGCTAATATGGCTAGTGGGTTTAACACAGGTATGAAGGGAGTGTTTGCAAGCAAAGGCACCATCGAAACAGTAGAGATTGATGCGACCGATGCAATCACAAACTATCCTGATCTCAAGGTTAAGATCGGAGTACAAGTACCCGGTCTTTCTTGGGTAAAGAACATTGAACTTCCGACTTGGTTTGCCAAGGACAACGACACCATCACCGGTGTTGGTACGACGTGGCGAATCAACCGTCTGTTTCGAGGCAACGATCCTAAGTTTTCCTTGGAGAAGAAGGCTGAACCAGACTGGACTCCAAGTGATTATGCAGACTTCTTGGATACACTAACACCAACAATCCTTGGTAATACAGTGTACTTCCTTGAGTATGCTAATCGGGTATACAATGGTAAGGTTCGGTATGAGCCCTTCTCTACCATTCTTGTTTACAAAGAAGACGAGGGAGACAATCCCTTTGAGCTAATCCTTGCTGACTTTAAGAAGGCTGAGGAGAATGGGTATCTTCGTAATCGGCTAGCATATCGCCCGGAGCTTCTTGATGGAGGAGCTGAGGTGACTGCTGATCCTGTACCACAGGACGCTGCTGATCTACCGTTCTAGTAACGTCCGTTCATTCAGTGGGGGCGAGGGCTGTTGTGCCCTCGTCCCCTTTTTTGTAACGCAACAATC